TTACGAAAGAGAAGCAGAGGCCGTTAAGAAGCTTGCTGAGGAAGAGGAAAAGCGAAGGAAGGCAGCTTTAGATCAGGACTTCGATGATCAGGTTAAGGTCTTCGATAAGCTTGAAGCGCTAGAAGACAGCTTTAAGACTGAAATCGAGATGATTCGGCAGCAAGAAGCTGAAAAATTGGCTCTGGTTAAAGAAGCGCAAGAAATGGGCCTTCTCAATGCCCAGCAAGCCGCTGCCTTGAGACTCAAGATTCAGCAAGAGGCGGACAGGGCGATAATTCAAAGCGCCATTCTGACGGTTCAGTCTCTTATGAATGCCACCAGGTCGCAAATAGACACGCTGCGCGGCTTTTTGGAGGAGGGCAGTGCAGTTGGCAAGGCTTTCTTCGTTATGTCTCAAGCAATTGCAGCGGCAGATGCGGTCATTAAGGGCTTCCAACAGGCTGCGGCTATTAGGGTTGCATACACAAATATGGCCGTTATGGCCGGACCTGGGGCGCCGGCTGTGATCGCTGCGGGTGAGGCCCATGCCGCCATGGCAATTGGTATGGGCATGGCTACGGCCGCAGCTATCGCTGGTCAGACCCTTGCGTCGTTTGAGGGTGGCGGGATTACCTTCAACGGGGTCCGCTCAGGCGGCCTTGATGGAAAAGGCGGTCGCATGGCGGTTGTTCACCCTAATGAAAAGATTACCGACCTAGAGAAACAAGGAATGGGTGGCGGCTCGGTTAATATTAACTTCAGCATCCAAGCTAATGACGCCGCTGGCTTTGATGAGCTTCTGGTCAAGCGACGAGCCTTAATCGTTAACATGGTGAACAAGGCCGTAAACAACAGCGGCAGGAGGTCATTGACGTAATGGCTGATTTCCCGAGTAGTCCAGGTTTTAGGTCTGTCAGCACCAAGGTCGTTCACTACAACCTGAGAAGCGAGAGCATAAATGGCCGACTCCAAGTTCGATCTCTTGGGTCATCCAGGCGTGAGTTCACACTGACATTCCCGCCCATGACCCGGGCAGAGTTTGATCCGATTCATGACTTCATTAATGCCAAGCAGGGGTCATATACGACCTTCACTATTGACGTTCCCGACCCCGATCAGGACGCTTATGAAACTGTTACCTGCCGATTCGCTAATGATGTACAGGAATTTGGCGCAGGAGTTGATGGTCTTTATGAGTTCGAGGTTGATCTCATTGAGGAGATAGCGTGAGCCGCGGCTTATCTACCACCTGGACAAACGCTCTTGATGACAACCAGTTTCAACTTGCGACTCTGATTGATATTGAGTTTTCAACCGTCTTAAGAATTACAGACTATGGGCAGACCTTAACCTATAACTCCAATAGTTATGCGAACAGCGCACACGTGATAGACATTGGCGATGTTAGGGAAACTGGCGCTCTGAAGGTGAACAGTATGTCAATTAGGCTAACAGGGGCCAATCAAACCTATATATCGGCATTCTTGCAAAGCGATTACATCAATACACGGCTACACGTTAGAAGGGCGTTGATAACCGGCACAAACACGGTAGCCGATGTCTTTACCTTTTTTGACGGGCGTATTACGGGCTTTGACATTGGAGACTCAACAACCGACAGCGAAATAAGCATTGATGCCGCTAGTCATTGGGTTGATTTTGAGAAGATTCGATGCAGAAGGACTAACCTGAAATCCCAGCAATCATTTTTCCCTAACGATGTGGGTTTTCAGTACGCCCACAATAAGATTAAAGATTTACGTTGGGGGAGAAAGTCCTAATGGTTTGGGGGATTATAGCTCTTGTTGTATCTGCCGTTGTTGGTGGCCTTTCGTATAAAGCCGCCAAGGACGCTCAGAAAGAAGCCAAGCGCCTTCAAGATGAAATGTCTGGGGTTCTGGTTAATAAGGACTCCAACATTGAGCCTATCCCCGTAATCTACGGAGAGCGGCGGATAGGGGGCACAAGAGTTTATGTCCATACCGAAGGCGGGACAGATGTTCCCAATCTTTATTTGTACATGGCGATTGTTCTCTGCGAGGGGCCGGTTGAAGATATTTATGACATTGAGATAGATGACTACGCCATTGATGAAGGTCGATATGGAACGATTGAAGAAATAAACAGCACCAACCCAGATCGCAGGATTTTTAGAAGTGTTGCGGGAGTGCATACAAACTGGGTTTATATTGAGTGCATGAGGGGTCAAGATAATCAACCTGCTAGCAGCATTCTTTCCGGCGCTAGTAATTGGGGGGTAAACCACAAGCTATCGGGCGTTGCTTATTTAGCGGTACGGCTTCAGTGGGATCCAGATGTATTTTCTGGCATACCCAACATTACTGCCGTAGTAAAAGGCAGAAAAGTGTACGATCCGAGAACAGATACAACAGCTTGGTCTGACAACCCAGCCTTGTGTATTAGGGATTATTTAATCAATACCAGATATGGGAAAGGGCTTCCTACTGCTGCAATAAACAGTACAGCATTTGAAGATGCGGCAGATGATTTAGATAACTTTACTGTGACCCCATACAGCGGAGGGCCGACTGGAGTAAAGTTATTTAAGTGTAATGCCATTATCAATACTGGCGATGAAGTATTTAAGAATCTTGGCGATATGCTTCTTGGCTGTAAGGGATTTCTTCCATATCAAAATGGGCAGTATGGTCTTTACATAGATCAGAGCGTTGCCACCTCTGTAATGACTTTGGACACCTCAACCATCATTGATGGCATCGCTATAAAGAGCGAGCGCAAAGAGGATAAGTTTAATCGTGTGGTCTGCAAGTTTCCTAACCCAGAAACCAAGTGGGAGCCAGATCAGGCAATATGGCCCGACTCTGGATCAACCGAGGAAACTACATTTTTATCTGAAGATGGCGATGAGATTCTGGTTGAGGAAATTGACCTCAACACGACAACAAGTTATTACGCGGCGAGGGATTTTGCCAGAATCTTCTGTTTGCGATCACGTAATGCTTTGCGGGTTGGATTACAGGCAACATCTGAGGCATTAAACCTTAGAATTGGCGATAGAGTGTCTATAACCCATCCCACGCCTGGGTGGACTGCAAAGCCATTCCAGGTTGAGGAGGTTGGCCTTCGATACGATGGCACGGTTGACCTTCAGCTTGTTGAGTATGACAGCACGATCTATGCGTATGATCCTGCGTCTGAGGAGCAGACATACTCTGATACAGACCTACCAGACCCGTTTACGGTTGCCGCACCTGCTGCGGTGAGTGCCACAGCAGGCGTAAATCTTGCCCCTGATGGTACGCAAATTCCCTATATAAACATTAGCTTTACAGGCTCAAATGATCGGTTTGTGCATAAGTACGTTTTAAACGTAGTGCCAAGTGTTCTTGATCCTTATGAGATTACGATTAACACAGACAACCTTACGGACGATCAAATATCAAGAACTGACCCGATAACCTATTTAATTCAGCCTGCACTGGTGGATACTTATACGATTAAATTGCGAGCGCATAATTCCGCTGGCGTTAGGTCTGCTGAAGTTACTACAACCGTTGTCGTTAGTGGCGATACTACCCCGCCAACAATGCCAACAGACCTTGCGGCGTCTGGAGGTCTTAAGCAAATTAAAGTTTCTTGGACGAACCCCTCTGAAGCAGATTACGCTTACACGATTATTTATCGGAATACGGTACCGGGTCTGGGGTTCCTGCCGATTGCGACAGTATCAGGCGGCAGGGGCCAAAAGTCTATTTTTGTAGATCAGCCTTTATCTGACGATGAGACTCTATATTACAAAATTCGTGTTGTTGATTTTAGCGGCAACGGACTTACAGAAACGGCGGCTGGCCCAGTATCTGCAACCACAGACTCCGCATCAGCGGCGGTGTTTACGCCTAGAGTAGTGCATGGATATGTTTATTACCAAACAGCAAGCTCCAGCCAGCCTACTACTCCAAGCGCAACTGATTATGATTTTAATGCCGCTGGCGGTAATGACCCCTTTGCAGACCCTTTAGGCGGGCCGTCTACACTAACCTCTGGGTGGTCAATTAACCCGCCGGAGCAGGACGGATCAGATGGAACTTATTGGGCGTCACGATTTAGAGTTGCAGAATCAACCTATAACGGCACCCAGTCTTTTTCATTCAGCACTCCGTTTACCTCTTTTTCATTTGATGGCTTGGTTACATTTACTAATCTCAATAATGAGCTTTCTGATATTGACAACCAAAACAACTTTACCCAAATTGATGGCGGATATATTCAGACGGGAATTATTGATCTTGCCAATGATGCTGGGATGGCTATTCGGCAAGGCAAGACCTCGTATTCTGATAATACGGCAGGGTTTTGGCTGGGCAACGATGGTGGCACTCCACGATTTATCCTTGGAGACTCAAACAATTATTTGCGATGGAGTGGCACTACACTTAGAGCAAATGGAATTCAGATAAGAGACACATCAGGCAACATTGTTTTTGATACCAATGAGTTTGATGGCACCTACATTGAGAACGCTACAATTGAAACGCTAAAGCTGCAAGGTGAGGCGGTAACGATTCCTAATTTTGCCACGGCATCAATTACTGGCAAGAGTTTAAACACCACGCCTTATGACGCCGTTTCGTTATCAACAACCCTTAGCAATGTTGGTCAAAACACACGGTTAATTATTTTTGGCGTAATTACTTGCTCTGCCGCGACCGGCCCAAAAGGTATGAACCTTTCAATTTATACAGGATCAACTCCGCACGTTCAGGTTGGCTTTTACTATGACAGCAACAGTATATCAGTGCCTATTATTGGATCGTATGTTGTGTCTGATAACACAACAAACACAGCCAGCCTACGGATTGCCACTAACTCAGGAACTATTAGCGGAATGACAATACAGTCTAAGTTAACAGTGATGGCGGCAAAGCGATGAGCACCCAATATATAAAGGTGGATGCTAACGGGTACATTTGGGGGTACGGTTCTAGCGATGCTCCAATGCCTAATCATATTGAGGCACCTTTTGATATTAGCGAAATAACAGACGATGTATTTCACAGGTCTGTAAACGATCAACTTGTCAAAACAGCTATCCCGATGATCCCACCAAACAGATACGACATCTGGGATGAGGTAAATGGCGGCTGGATAGACGGTAGAGACCTTGACCAAAAGAAGGCTGATAAATGGGTCGAGATAAAGGCCGCTAGAGATGCTCAAGAGTTTGGTACGTTTGACTGGGGTGGTTACACCTTCCAGTGCGATGAAGTCTCCCAGAGACGCATACAGGGCGCTGTACAGCTATCAGCTATAGATGACACGCTAACCCTGGACTGGACGCTTGCTGATAATTCGGTTCAGACCTTTAATGCGCCTGACTTTATTGGCATAGGCTTGGCACTAGCGGCTCATGTCAATATAGGCCATGTTAAGTCACGGCAATTGCGTTTAGATATTGATTCAGCAACTACTGAGGCCGAGATTTCGGCTATTCAATGGTGATATAATCACGCCATTTAGGAGGAAATTTTATGGCTCAGAATACTCATATCTCACTGGCAGCGGGTACGTGGACATCACTAACCAATGCTAACGTAACATCTATCACCTTCCAGAACGTCTCTCAGAATTACATCTGGATCAAGGGTACTGGGGGCGCTACGGCTCCAACGAGCATTGATGGCGCATTGCGTTATGACTTCTCGGAGGGAGAGGCAAATGTACCTCTCAGCGACTTGTTCCCAGGTTTATCGGCTATTCGTGTTTACGCATTGGCTGGTGATGAGGCTGGCGGTACTGGCGCTGTGATGGTCAGCCATGCTTAAGTCTCCGCTAACGGGATTTCGCAAGCTAGTAAGGGCGATCCGAGACCTTTTCGCGGTTTCGGGTTATTCGCCTGATTTTGTTGCTGACTTTGATGGTGGCTATTACCGGACTACCAGCGGATTATCGACCTTCTCCCAAGCCCTCACCCACAGCCGCAGCGGTAACGCCACGATGACGGATGGCTATGGGCCTGAGCTTGTTACTAATGGCACGTTTGATACAGATTCGGACTGGACGAAGGGTACAGGCTGGAGTATAGGTTCAGGCGTTGCCTCATGCGATGGAAGCCAGACAGGTATTTCTGACTTAGAGCAAGCAATATCTATTGTCTCTGGGAAGCTATATGAGGTTACTTTATCTGTTGTAAGGACGGCTGGAACTTTATATCCAAAAGTAGGGGATACGACTGGGGTTGGTATTACAGGTAGCGGTGTATTTACACAGCAAATTGTGGCTGGCGCTGGAGCAAATCTTGAGCTTAGGGCGGATGTTAACTTTGACGGTACCATAGACAACATCAGCGTCCGCGAGATGCCAGCTATCAAGTGGGCACCGCACAACCTGCTGACGTACTCTGAGGACTTCAGTAATGCGGCTTGGACTGTGAGTGGTGTAGCAAAAACAGCCAATGTTTTAACGGAAACTGCCTCTACGTCTGGACATTATGCACAGCAAACCTTTTCTGCTGTTGCTGCTCAGTACACCCTCGCGGTTACTTTTACTCCAAAAGAAAGAACGCATTGTCTTTTGCGAGCTTACTCAGGAGCTTCAAATATATCTATTGTTGTTAGCTCAACAGGGTCAATAGCAACTTTAGAAGGCTCGCCTGATTTGACAAGTGCCGTAGTAAATGATGACGGCTCTGTTACGGTTAAGATGGCCTATACCCACGTTAGCGGTACGGGTTACTACCGAGTCGGGCCTCACGATAACTCAGGCGCTGTGGCATACACAGGTGATGGCACATCAGGCATCTACGTAGAAAACGCACACCTCTACCGCAGCGACCTCGGCGGCATGGTGGACAACCCCGAGCGCGGGGACTCATACGTTCCCACGGCGGCGCGTCCGTTCGGCCCTGAGCTTGTGACTAATGGCACGTTTGATAGCGACTTGTCTGGGTGGACTGATGACAGCACAGGCGATGGGGCCGTGTCTTATAGCGGTGGCGGTATGCTCTTGGATGCTGGAGCGTCTGGCGATGCTTGGGGTGTTCAATCATTTGCTACTGTTGTTGGGAAGACATATACAGGCACAGTCACAATGAGTGCTGTTGCGGGATCCCCTAATTTAATTATTCGTGTAGGCACCGCATCAAGAGGTACGCAGAATCTCAACCTTGTGGAAACATCGGCTGGGACATATGCGTTTTCTTTTTCTGCAACCGCTACAACAACTTATATTAGCCTTGGTCAAACAGTAAACGGCGCTGATTCTTCTGTAGACAACATCTCAGTCCGCCAATCCTCAGTCGATCCATCAGCCGCAAGCTATCTCCCCCGCGTAGGCCACCACGTATACAACGGTGACGCATGGGTGAACGAGGGCTTGCTG